GTTCCGCGCGGGCGCGCGGGTCTGGCGCATCGTCGCGGTGAGCGAGAGCGACGCCACGGGCGTGTTCCTCACCTGTTTCACACAGGAGGAGGTGGCGGCATGAGCTATGGCACGGCGGCCGCGCTTCAGGCGGCGGTGTTCCAGCGGCTGTCGGCCGATCCGGCGCTTGTCGCGCTGGTGGGCACGGCGATCCACGACGTGGTGCCGGCGGGCGAGCTTTCGGGCACCTACGTGACGCTTGGCCCCGAGGAGGTGCGCGACCGGTCGGACAAGACGGGCCGCGGGTCGGACCACATCTTCACGGTGAGCGTCGTGACCGACGTCGCGGGCTTTCAGCTGGCAAAGACGGTCGCGGGCGCGATCTCGGACGCGCTCGACGGGCCGCTGCCCTCGCTGGCGCGGGGGCGGATCGTGTCGCTCCAGTTCCTGCGGGCGCGGGCGCTGCGGGTGGCCGCGGCGCGGAACCGGCGCATCGACCTGACCTTCCGCGCGCGCGTGGAAGACGAGTGACCCCTTTCAGCACGGAGCAAGCGTGATGGCTGCGCAGAACGGCAAGGATCTTCTCATCAAGCTCGACATGACCGGCGACGGCCAGTTCGAGACCGTCGCGGGGCTGCGCGCCACGCGGATCAGCTTCAACGCGGACAGCGTCGACGTCACGAGCCTGGAAAGCACGGGCGGCTGGCGGGAGCTTCTGGGGGGCGCGGGCGTGAAGTCGGCCACGATCTCGGGCTCGGGCGTGTTCAAGGACGCCGAGACCGACGAGCGGGCGCGGCAGCTGTTCTTCGCGGGCGGGACGCCGGCCTGCCAGGTGATCATCCCCGACTTCGGGGTGGTGGAGGGGCCGTTCCTGATCACCGCGCTCGAGTTCTCGGGGAGCTACAACGGCGAGGCGACCTACGAGATGGCCTTCGCCTCGGCCGGGGTGCTGGGCTTCACGGCGCTCTGATGGCGAACCTTTATGCGGGCGAGGCGGCGCTGGTGATCGGCGGCGAGCGGCATGTGCTGAAGCTGACGCTGGGGGCGCTGGCCGAGCTCGAGACGACGCTGGAGGCGGGCGACCTGATCGGGCTGATCGAGCGGTTCGAGGCGGGGCGGTATTCGTCGCGCGACGTGCTGGCGTTGATCGTGGCGGGCCTGCGCGGCGGCGGCTGGCGCGGCACGGCGGCCGATCTGCTGAGCGCCGAGATCGCGGGCGGGCCGGTCGAGGCGACGCGGGTGGCGGGGCTTCTGCTGGTGCGCGCCTTCGCGGTGCCGGGCGAGGGCGCGGCGTGAGCCGTTTCGACTGGGCGGGGCTGATGCGGGCCGGGATGACCGGGCTGCGGCTGCGGCCGGAGGAGTTCTGGCGGCTGACGCCGGTGGAGCTTCTCCTGATGCTGGGCCGGGAGGCGCGCGAGCCGCGCTTCGGACGGGCGGAGCTGGACGCGCTGGCGCGGCAGTATCCCGATGGAGGGACCGATGGACGAGATTGACGGGGTGTCGGCGCTCGACACCCAGATCGCGGCGCTCGAGCAGTCGCTGGGCGGCGCGCAGGTCGTGGCCGCGGCCTTCGACGGGCAGATCCGGCGGATCGGCGACGCGATGGGCGAGGCGGGCGGCGACGTGGGGCGGCTCTCGACGGGCATCAGTCGCAACCTGCGGCGGTCCTTCGACGGGCTCATCCTCGACGGGCAGAAGCTGTCGGACGTGATGGGCAGCCTTGCGCGGTCGCTCGTGCAGACGACCTACACCGCTGCGCTGCGCCCGGTGACGGATCGTCTGGGCGGGCTGGTCGCGGGGGGGATCGAGGGGATCGTGAGCGGCCTTCTGCCCTTCGCGAAGGGCGCGGGCTTCACGCAAGGAAGGGTGATGCCCTTTGCGCGCGGGGGCGTCGTGTCCGGCCCCGTGGCCTTCCCGATGCGGGGCGGGACGGGGCTGATGGGCGAGGCCGGGCCCGAGGCGATCATGCCGCTTGTGCGCAGCGCGGACGGGCGGCTGGGCGTCGAGGCGCAGGGCGGCGGGCGGGCGGTGCAGGTGGTGATGAACATCTCCACCCCCGACGCCGAGGGTTTCCGCCGCTCGCAGAGCCAGATCGCGGCGCAGGTCGGCCGGGCGCTGGGGCGCGGCCAGCGCAACCGTTGAGGAGAGTCCCATGGGGTTTCACGACATCCGCTTTCCGGCGGACCTGAGCCTTGGCGCGCTGGGCGGGCCCGAGCGGCGCACCGACATCGTGACGCTGGCGAACGGCTACGAGGAGCGCAACACGCCCTGGGCGCAGTCGCGCCGCCGCTATGACGCGGGGCTGGGGATGCGCGGGCTCGACGACCTCGAGGCGCTGATCGCCTTCTTCGAGGCGCGGCAGGGGCAGCTGAACGGGTTCCGCTGGAAGGACTGGTCGGATTACCGGTCCTGCCCCGCCTCGCGCCTGCCGGCGTTCGAAGACCAGCTTCTGGGCGAGGGGGACGGGGCGCGGGTCGCGTTCCCGCTGGTCAAGACCTATCGCTCGGGGGCCTTCAGTCACGTGCGGCCCATCGTGAAGCCGGTGCGCGGCAGCGTGGTCGTAGGCGTGCAGGGCGATCCGAGGGTCGAGGGCGTGCATTTCGAGGTGGACGAGGCGACCGGGGTCGTCACCTTCATCGAGCCGCCGGGGGCAAGCGCGCGGGTGACGGCGGGGTTCGAGTTTGACGTGCCGGTGAGGTTCGACACCGACCGGCTCCAGATCTCGATCGCGGGGTTCCAGGCGGGCGAGGTCCCCTCGGTCCCGGTCGTCGAGGTGCGGCTGTGAGTGGCGCGGCGCTGCTGGCGCATCTGGAGGGCGGTGCGACGACCGTCGCGCGCTGCTGGGCGGTGACGCGGCGGGATGGGGTGACGCTCGGGTTCACCGACCACGACCTGCCGCTGGCGTTCGAGGGCGTCGCCTTCGCCGCCGACGCGGGCTTGAGCGCAAGGTCGCTGCAACAGGGGACGGGGCTTGCCGTCGATAACAGCGAGGCGGTGGGGGTCCTGTCCCACGCCTCGATCCGCGAGGAGGATATCCACGCGGGGCGGTTCGACGGGGCGGAGGTGCGGTGCTGGCTGGTGAACTGGCGGGAGGTGGGGGAGCGGAAGCTGCTGTTCCGCGGCACGATCGGCGAGATCCGGACCGGCGCGGGCGCCTTCACGGCCGAGCTGCGCGGGCTGACGGAGGCGCTGAACCTGCCGCAGGCGCGGCTTTACCAGAAGCCCTGCGGGGCGGTTCTGGGGGATGCGGCCTGTCGGGTGGATCTGGCCCGGCCAGAGTTCCAGGCGGAGCGGGCGGTGCTGGGGGTCGGGGACAACCGGGTGCTGGATCTGGGCGCGCTGGACCTTTACGCGCCGGGGTGGTTCACCCGCGGCGCGCTGCGCGTCCTCGGCGGCGCGGCGGAAGGGCTGCTCGCCGTCGTGAAGGAGGACCGCGGTAGTGGTGCCGCGCGGCGGATCGAGCTCTGGTCTGACCTGTGTGCACCGCTTGTGATCGGGGATGCTGTCACGGTCACGGCCGGCTGTGATCGCCGCGCAGAAACGTGCCGGGTGAAGTTCAGCAATTTCATGAATTTCCGCGGATTTCCTCACATTCCGGGTGAGGATTGGCTCATCAGCTATCCAACGCGCAGCGGGCGCAACGACGGCGGCCCGCTGACATGACCGCAGACATCCGCGAACGCGCGGTCGCCGAGGCGCGGGGCTGGCTCGGGACGCCCTACCGTCATCAGGCCTCGTGCCGGGGGGCGGGGGCGGACTGCCTCGGGCTGGTGCGCGGCGTCTGGCGGGCGCTGTACGGCGCTGAGCCCGAGGTTCCGCCGGCCTATACCTGGGACTGGGCGGAGGCGGCGGGCGAGGAGCGGCTCTGGGCGGCGGCGCGCCGTCACCTGCTGCCGCGTCCGCCGGCCGAGGCCGGGGCGGGCGATGTCCTCCTCTTCCGGATGGCGGAAGGGGCGGTGGCGAAGCACCTTGGCCTTCTGTCCGCAGCCGGAACCGAGCCGCGGTTCATCCATGCCTACGCCGGGCACGGCGTGGTCGAGAGCGCGCTGAGCGCGCCCTGGCGGCGGCGCGTCGTCGCCTGTTTCGCGTTTCCCGAAAGGATCCACTGATGGCGACGATCATCCTGTCCGCGGTGGGCGCCGCCGTCGGCGGTGCCTTCGGCGGGAGCGTCTTCGGCATCGGCAGCGCCGTCATCGGAAGGGCGGTCGGGGCGACCATCGGGTCGATCATCGACCAGCAGATCCTCGGCTCGGGCAGCCAGGCGGTCGAGACGGGCCGGGTCGACCGGTTCCGGCTGAC